CTAGTCATCGACCAGGGAGTGATACGGCAATGATCACGTGGGCATCCATCGAGCCGGGCACCGACCCTCCGGTGGTGGCGATCGGCGCCGACCGCAACGAGTGGGGGCTCTGTAAGCAGATCCCCGGCTGCACGATCGGCAAGGACGACGTCTGGCGGTTCCCGCTGTCCTGGGCCGGCTACGTGGCGATGCGGACCATCTGGCAGCACCAGCCGCTGCACGTCTACCCCGAGCTGGAAGGCTGGGCCGACTGTGCCTGGACCGAGGTGCGCGAGCGGTACCGGATGCGCGCCGCCCTCGACGCCGATGAGCCGCTGCGCTCGAAGCTGGTCAGCATGGACATTCCCGGTTTCGAGCTGTCCGGGCCGCAGCGCGCCGCGGTCGGCTACCTGCTGCGGTGGGGGCACTGGATCTACGGTGATCCACGCGGCAACGGCAAGACGCCACCGCTGATCCAGTCGATGCGGATCCTGCACGAAGGCGGCGACCTGGCACCCGCCCTGGTGGTCTGCCCAGACTCAGCGCCGCTGTCGTGGCAGCGCAAGCTGGCCACGTGGGCACCCGATCTGCGCACCGTGATCATCGCCGGGTCGGCGAAGAAACGGTCTGATGCGATAGCAGCGCTCGCCGCCGGCGAGTACGACGTCGGGATCATCGTCTGGCAGAACGTGGGCAAGCACAGCCGGCTAGAGGCCTACCCCGGCCAGGCGTTCACCAGGTGCGACATGCACGGCGGCCAGATGCACAAGACCGCCACCCAGTGCCACGTCTGCCCGAAGGCGCTCAACGAGATCGAGTTCAAGGTGCTGATCCCCGACGAGGCGCACCGGATGGCCAACCCGGACACCCAGTGGACCCGCGCCGTCTGGTGGCTCGCCCACCACGCCGGCCCGGATGTGAAAGGCAAGCACCCGCCGGCGCCGCGCTACGTGTGGCCGACCACCGGCACGCTCACCGTCAACGACGTGGGCGACCTGTGGTCCATCCAGTTCGCCATCGACCCGCTCGGCTTCCCGGTGAAGGGCCGGCACATGGACCTGTACGCGATACAGGACTTCGCCTATGCCAACAAGGGCAAGGTGACCATCGGCCTCAACCCGGCCTACGCCGACAGCTTCCGCCTCGTGACCGAGCCGATGTTCAGCCGGCTGGACCGGCAGATCGCCCGTCCCGGTGACCCGCTGATGGCCGCGCCCGAGTTCCGTTACCCGCCGATGACACCCGCCCAGGAGAAGGCCTACCGGCAGATCCAGAAACTGGGGCTCGCCGAGCTGGCCGACTGCGACCTGGTGCCTGACAACACGGCGGTCAAGTTCACCCGGATGTGCCAGCTCGCGTCGTCGATGATCGAGATCGCCGACGGGGAAGACAAGTACGGGTTCACCGTGCCGAAGATCAACCTGGTCTCACCCAGCCAGAAAGTGGCCGACCTGCTCGACTTCCTCGGCGAGGAAGACGGCCAGTGGATCGTCGCGGTCAACGCGCCCGACCTGGCCCGGATGGCCGGGGAACAGCTCACCAAGGTGGGCATCACATTCACCCAGATCCTCGGCGGCATGAACTACGTGCAGAAAGACGACGCCCAGCAAGCGTTCAACCGGGGCGATGCCAGGGTGATCTTCATCAACAACGCGGGTGGCGAGTCGATCGACCTGCCTGGCGCCGACGGGATCTTCTGGATGCAGCCCGACCCGAGCTTCGTCGGCCGCGAGCAGAAGACCGGCCGCGGGGACCGCCGCGGGCGTCCCACGCCGCTGCGGCAGGTGTACTCGCTGACCGCCGGCACGGTCGAGATCCGGCTCTACCAGCTCGGGCTCGACAAGGAAGAACGGCACCAGGACGTGGTCCGCGATGCCGCCATGCTGCGCTGGATGATGGACGTCCAGCCCGGAGAGATAGCAGGTGACGACAGTGACGATGACAGCAGCGCCAACCGGGCTCTCGCAGTCTGAGATCGCCCAGTGGTACCGGTGCCGGCGCAAGTGGCTGATCGAGCAGTTCTGGGGGTTCCTGCCCGCTGAGCAGAACCCGACGGGCCCGCGCATGCTCGGCATCCGCATGGCCGCCGCGATGGAGGCGCACTACGACCCCCGGCCCGAGTACCACTTCGAGCCCGGCTTCGTGCTGGACGTCCTCTACGGGGTGGCGGTCGCCGAGTACCCGGACGCCGAGGAAGACCTGCGCGCCGAGCACGAGCTGGCCAGGATCATGGCCGACGGCTACCTGAAACATGCCGCCGACGAAGGCTGGGACGCCGGCCTGACCGTGGTGCAGACCGAGGCCCAGGTGCGGGTGCCGCTGCCCGGCTTCGAGGGCTACGTGGACCTGCGGGCCAAGATGGACCGGGTCGCCCTCGACCAGGACACCGGGCTGCTGTACTTCATCGACGACAAGACCTCGGCCGACTTCAAGCGCGACGACCAGCTCAGCGAAGACCCGCAGATGCGGTTCTACTCGCTCATCCAGTGGCTCGCCTCCGGGCAGCCACCGCCGATGCTCGGCCAGCCGGTGATGATCGACGACCGGATGCCGCTGGTGCTCGGCGGGGAGATCCGCACGCTGCGCCGGGTGAAGCGCTCGCCCAAGTCCAAGCCGCCCTACTACGGCAAGGCCCGGTTCTCCCACACCCCCGACCAGATGGCCGCCACGCTGGCCAACGTCCAGCAGGCGGCCAGGGAGATCCTGACCGCGCGGCAGCAGCTCGAAGACGCCTACGCCCGCGGCGGGCGGATCGAGCAGATCAACTGGCTGCAGCAGACCACGTGCCGGCCCAACTGGATCCTGCGGGACTGCTCGTGGTCGTGCCCGCACAGCTCCGGTCTGTGCCAGATGATGAACCAGGGGACCAACTGGGCCGACCAGCTTGTCAGCAGCGGCCGGTACGTTCGGGGGGACGCATACGCCAGGTATGAGACTGGCCCGCTCGATGCGATCCGGGAGCAGCTCGCCAGCCGGTAAGCTGTCAGCACAGGCAACGGGAGACGATAGAGACAGATGACAGTTACCCCTTACCAGACGTCTCAGGCTGTCGCCTACGCGGCGCAGCAGAACGGCCAGCAGCAGCAGCTGCGAAGACTGGTGCAGGGCTTGTCGCTGCTGGTCTACGGGTTCCAGAAGCAGGGCAAGTCGTCGATCGCCGACACCGGGCCCCGGCCGACGCTGATCCTCGACGTCGAGACCGCCGCCAACTGGACCCCCAGCCGGAAGATCATCTGGGATCCGGCACGGGAGACCGTGCCCTACGCCGACGGCACCTGGGATTCGTGCGTGGTGCTCGTCCATGACCACCGGATCCTGCACACCACGCTGCAGGTGCTGCAGACCGGCAGGCACCCGTTCAACTCGATCGACGTGGACTCAGTGCCGACCATCCAGCGGCGGATCATGGACAACCTGGCCGGCTACCGCAAGATGGAGCGCGACCACTGGGGCCAGATGCTCCGCGAGATCACCAAGCTGATCTGGGACTACCGTGACCTGCTCACCAACCCGGTCAAGCCGGTATGGTCGGTCACGTTCGTCGCCGGGGCCCGCTGGGACGACAAGCAGAACCGGTACCGTCCCAACCTGCTCGGGCAGACAGCGGACTTCGTCCCCTACATTCCTGACCTGACCGGGTGGCTGGAAGCGGCGCCCGACGGGTCGAGGCACCTGTGGTCCGGGCCGAGCCCGCGCCACGAGACCGGGAACAGGCTGTGGGGCCTGCTGCCGATGGACATGCAGCTCGGCTACCCCGGCATGGTGCAAGGCTGGACCGTTGAAGGAATGGTCCAGCGCGTTATCGAGACAAGACGATAGGAGCAGGTGACAGACATGGGATACCCCCCTCAGCAGCCATGGCAGGGCCAGCCGCAGCAGGGCTACGGCCAGCCGCCGGCACAGCCTGGCTACGGCCAGCAGCCGCAGTACGGCCCGCCCGGTGGCCAGCAGGGCTACCAGCAGCAGGGCCCGCCCGGCTACCCGGCACAGGGCTACCAGCAGGGCGGCCCGCCGCAGTACGGCCCGCCGGGAGGCGGCTACGGCCAGCCTGGTGGCGACCCCTGGCAGGCGGCCTACGACATGGCCGACGCCACGGGCGCGGCCTACACCGCGGGCTGGTGGCTGGCGCAGGCCAGCGAGGCCGAGTTCGGCACCACCAGGGCCGGCGACAAAGAGGCCTGGAAGGTCAAGTTCCAGTTCCTGGCCGGCCCGGACGCGGGCAAGACGATCACCACCACGCTGTCGATGAGCCTGCGCAAGAACGACGGCACCGAGAACAAGAACGGCACCGCCATCCTGTTCCGCAAGCTGCGGGCGTTCGGCATCCCGGTGGGCCCGAAGTTCGGCGGCCCGCAGGATGAGGTGCCGTTCTTCGTCCAGTGGCCCGGCTCGCACGTGTTCGGCCCGATGGTTGCCCAGATCATGACCACCCGCCAGGTGGACATCGAGGTCGTCTACGACGACCAGTGGGACAACTACAAGATCCGCGGGATCCGCATGCCGCGCAGCGCCGCCGGCGGCGGGATGGCACCGGCCCCGGCTGGCATGCAGCAGGGCCCACCGCCCACGCAGCAGGGCCAGTGGCAGCAGCCCCAGCCCGGTCCACAGGGCCCTGCACAGCCTGTGTACGGCCAGCAGGGCCCGCCGCAGGGCCAGGGGAACTACCCCCTGCCGCCCGGCCAGGACGGCTACGGCCAGCAGGGCCCTCCCGGCTATGCCCCGACCCCGGCTGCCCCTGGCGTGCCCCAGCCGACCCCCCAGGGCCCTGCGCCTGCTATGGGGCCGCCCGGTGGCATGGCTGAGTTCCAGCAGGGCCAGACCTGGAACCCGGCCGGCCCGCCGCAGCAGATGCCGCCCCCGCAGGCCCCCGGCCCGCAGCCGCAGCAGATGCAGCAGCAGGGACCGACGCCGAACGGCCAGGTGCCCCCCGGCCAGCCGCAGCAGGCCCAGCAGGCGCCACCAGGTGCGGGCGCCCCGCCGGTCCCGCCCTGGGTCGGCTGACAGAACCCGGAAGCTGCGTGACAGCAGCCGGTAAGGGCCCGGCACGGGCTTGAGTTCCCGCTCACCGTGCCGGGTCTCTGTCTGTCCAGGGAACAGAACCACCCCCGGATCTGTTGACAAAGACAGCGCCCCCCGCATAGCGTGAGGGCAGACAACTGAACAGTGGATCAAGCGAGGCCCTGGACCTGTCAGGTGCCCCCACCCGCGGAGTACGGCGTCGAAACAGCCCTGACGGCTAACGACCACGACCCTGCCTGGACCAGTGGCACAGCCAGACCCAGATCGACTTGGGGGAAGGCGTAAGGCTGAGAGTCCACGCAGGGCGACCCCTGAACGAAGGCTTGTGGAGCCCGAACGGTGCTGGGGAGCGAAGCAGGAGAACGGCCAGATAATGAGCTGCTATCAGGATCCGGGGAGTGCGCACGAACCGGGGAGGGGCAGCGAGCAGGACGGCCGGCCAGGGCCTCACTTGATCCACTGAGCAGGCACAGACAGGAGACACAGACATGGCAAAATGGCCCACCCCCACCGTCCCGATGCCGACCGAGGATGGGGTGGCTGAGGATCTGCGGCGCCACGTGATGGACACCGGATCCCCCAGCTTCGAGTGCAGCGACGGCTGCGAGATCGAGGCCGATGGTGTGTGCAGCCACGGCCACCCGACCTGGCTGGTCCGGGCGGGGCTGATCTGAGATGCCCATCAAGACGACCGGCAACAGCCGGATTGACGGGGCGACCGCTGAGATCGCCGGGCATGTGCGGGACGGCCGGATCGGATCCCACGTGCGCTGGCGCGAGCAGGACCACTACGACGAGGCCGTGCGGCTGCGCAACGAGATCATGGCGGGCGAGCAGGAACTCATCTGGGCCCAGGCGGCAGAGATGAGCCCTGGCCAGTCCATCAAGATCGTTCTGGCCAGCGGCCAGGTTATCCTC